TTCTCGGCAGGTTAAGCGAAGTGCTGCATTATTTGCTGCCATCCGGGATCGTCAGAGGCGGAAAGTTTTATGTGGGTGATATTCAGGGCAACAAAGGCGACAGTCTTGTTGCTGAACTGAGCGGCTCAAAAGCTGGCATATGGCATGACTTCGCGACAGGTGAGGGCGGTGACATTATCGCCCTATGGGCGGGAGTTTACGGCAAGGACACGCGCCGTGATTTTCCGGAAATTATCCGCGCCATTCATGAATGGCTGGGCGGTCCCTGCAGGCCAATGCCGAAGCATGTGCATTCGGCGGAGGCGGAAGACCTCGGCCCCGTCACCGGCAAATGGGATTATCTGGATGCGGACGGCGAACTGATCGCCTGCGTGTATCGCTATGATCCGCCGGGCGGAAAGCAGTTCCGCCCATGGGATGCAAAGACACGCCGCACCCGCGCACCGGAAATCAGGCCGCTCTATAATCAACCGGGCATTCAGGCCGCGACCACTGTCGTGCTGGTCGAGGGTGAGAAAGCCGCCCAGGCGTTAATTGACGCTGGCGTGTGCGCCACCACGGCGATGAACGGAGTCAACGCCCCCATTGATAAAACCGACTGGTCGCCGCTCGCCGCCAGGCATGTGATCGTCTGGCCGGATAATGATGCGCCAGGGTTCAAATATGCCGAAGCGGTTGCCGCTCGTCTTAAAACACAAGGTGTTGCATCTTTTACAGCGCTTACCATTCCAGAAGGCAAACCAGCTAAATGGGATGCTGCGGACGCAGTTGCCGAAGGCATGGATATCGGCGCGATTCTGGCGTCCGCCAAGCGCGCCACCGTCACCCCCGCCACGGCTATTCCCGCATTCACGGTTGGTCATTATCTGGATGATGATTCTCCCATGCCCGACGACATCATCGCGCCACGGGTGCTTACGCCTGGTGGATTGCTGGTGTTGGGGGGAGCGCCAAAAGTTGGCAAAAGCGATCTGCTGATCTGCTGGCTCGCCAGCATGGCGGCGGGAACGCCGTTCCTTGGCATGACGCCGCCGCGACCGCTCAGGATTTTCTATCTGCAGGCCGAGATTGGCTATGATTACCTGCGGGAGCGCCTGAAAAGACTGCGCATCGATCCCAATTTAATGCCGCTCGTGCGCCACAATCTGGTGGTCACGCCACAGGTGCGAATGCTGCTGGATGAAGGCGGTGTCGAAAAAATGGTTGATACCATCCTCCGCTCTTTCAAACCAGCCGAAGTGGACATCATCGTGATCGATCCGCTTCGCAACGTTTATGACGGCGGCAAAGCGGGCGGCGAAAATGACAATAGCGCGATGCTGGCGTTTTTGCAGGATCGTGTGGAAGCCGTGCGCCACCGCATCAATCCGGATGCTGGCGTTATTCTCGCCCATCACACGCGGAAAATTACCAAAAAACTGTTGGAGGAAGACCCGTTCCAGGCTCTCAGCGGTGCCGGAAGCCTGCGCAGCTTCTACACCTCCGGCATCATTATGTTCCGCCCTGATGAGAGCCGCAGCATCAAGCAACTGATGTTTGAACTCCGCAACGGCCCTTCCATCGATAACAAATATATCGACAAGATTGACGGCATATGGCGCGTATTGGATCTCGAATCCGAACGGCTGGTGAACAAGGATTACGGCCAGAAGCTCGATGCGGAACGCCGCAGGAAGCACGATAAAATCCTCGAAATCCTTTTCGACGAAGGCCGCAAAGGTAATCTCTATACCGGTAATATGTTCACCAAGAGGTGGGAAAACCTGGCCGGATTGGGCGGGATGCATTCCATCCGTGACCGTATCGATGTCCTGGCTACCAAAGGTTACATCAAATTTGTGAAGGAAGGCGCGGCACGCTCGCGCAACGGTTTTCTGTGCGTTGAAGGCATGGAAATGCCAACCGGCAACACTGACATTGATCCTGACACCGGCGAGGTCACGGCCACTTTCAAACGGTTTCTGCCGACGCACTTCCGCTCTCCTTCGGACGGCGGATTAATGCCCGTCGAAGACCCCGAAGTGTGGCTTTACCATGAGGGGGCGGTCGCATGAAACAGGCCGTCAAACTGCACCAGTTGGACGTCAAACTGGCAAACTGCCGCAAACTGGAATCGGGCGTTTTCAATGCGTTGAAGTCAATTCCAGTTGGACACGTCAAACTGCGCGTCAAACTGGGTCAACTGGCAAAAACCCCAGCAAACGCAACAGTTTTTCTCTCACCCCAGTTTGTCATGTCCCTCCCACACATAAATGTGTGCGGTGAACCCCATTGGGGAGTTCACCGCGCACATGTGTCGTGGGCTGGGAGCATGCACGGCATTAACCCAACAGGAAGCCTTATGACCAACGCCAGCGAGGAAATAATGAACGGAGAAACCCTGCTCAGGCACGCCCTGCGCATCGTGCAATCACGCCGCACAGCGTATGGCGATTCCACCAGAATGTTCAAAGAAATAGCGCAACGCTGGTCGCTGACGATTGGCGCAGAGGTCAGCCCCGCCGCTGTTGTCCTGTGCCTGATTGATCTGAAGCTGGCGCGCCTTCACCACAACCCCGCACACCTCGACAGCATCACCGATATTGCCGGTTACGCTGCGGTGCTTGCTGAAATCACGCAAGGAGGCGTGCATGGCGAATAAATGGACACACAAATGCGTGGCGGAGCATTTTGAAGAAGCCGTCACCACGCTTAAACGCCTGCCTCCTGTAAAGGTGAAAGGCTATCACACCATATGGCCCGAGGTGATCCATACTCGGGACGAACGGATGCATCAGGAAGCGTTACCCATGCGCTTGCGCGCCAGCGCCGATGCGATCTCACGTCTTGAGCAGACGTTTGAGTGGATGCCATGGATTGAGGTGGAGGAGCGCAAGCTGATCTGGAAGCGCGCGGCGCGGGTGCGGTGGAAAACCATCTGCTGGGAGTTTGGATATGACCGCACGACAGCATGGCGCAAGTGGGTGCTCGCCTGCACCAAGATTGCGACACGCTTAAATGCGCAGGATCGTTAATGAAAACTGTTGCAACACTTTTGTGCTCAACACTTGCAACATTTTCTGGCAATATCCGAATCATGATTGCGAAAGCTGCGCGCCACACACGGCCTCGCAATCCCGGCGCATCCCGGTCTCACAACACCCCCCACGGCTTGGGTCCTTCCCCGCACTTTCCTATGCGGGGACACGAGGCGCAGGATTGCGCCAGCGATAGAATAAAAATAGCGATTTCGTTTCGCTAAGGGCGCTTCAAAGCCTCGTAAAACCGCCATTAACCCAAATACAGAACCGAAATCATGCACGTTTCGCTTATCCCAATCGAGCGCGTCATTCCCTATGCGCGCAATCCAAGAAACAATCAGGCGGCGGTTGCCAAGGTCGCAGCAAGCATCCGCGAGTTCGGATGGCGGCAACCGATTGTCGTGGATGGCAACATGGTGGTGATCGCCGGTCACACGCGCCTGCTTGCCGCCCGGCAGCTGGAACTGGAAAGCGTCCCCGTGCATGTGGCGGAGGGATTAAGCGAAGCGCAGGTGAAAGCGTACCGCCTCGCCGACAACCGCACCCACGAGGATGCGCAATGGGATAGCGAACTGCTCGCCATTGAACTGGGCGAACTGAAAGATTCAGATTTCGATCTGGAATTGACCGGCTTTGATGCTGACGAACTCGACCGGCTATTTGCCAAGGACGGATTGGAAGGACTGACCGATGATGACGCGATACCTGAAACGCCTGAAGTGGCGACGTCCCGGCTGGGCGATGTATGGGTACTGGGCGAACACCGCCTGCTCTGCGGAGATGCTACAAGCCCTGATGATTATGTCCGGCTGCTTGGCGGCAACCCCGTAGACATGGTCTTTACCGACCCGCCTTACAACGTGAACTACGGCGATACGGCCAAGGACAAGATTCGCGCCAAGGGTGGCGCAAAAGCTGGCCGCAAGATTATGAATGATAATCTGGGCGATGATTTTTACGGCTTCCTGCTCGCCGCATGTACGAACGCAATTACCCACTGCAAGGGCGCGCTCTATATCTGCATGTCGTCGTCCGAACTGGATACGCTGCAGAAGGCGTTTCGTGAAGGCGGCGGGCACTGGTCGACCTTCATCATCTGGGCAAAAAACACCTTCACCCTTGGCCGCGCGGATTATCAACGCCAGTATGAACCCATGCTGTATGGCTGGGCTGAGGGCAATAAGCATTACTGGTGCGGTGCGCGTGACCAGGGCGATGTGTGGTTTTTCAACAAGCCCAGAAGCAACGACCTGCACCCCACCATGAAACCCGTGGAACTGGTGCAGCGCGCCATCGAAAACTCGAGCAAAACCCGTGACACGGTGCTGGATTGTTTTGGCGGCTCGGGATCGACATTGATCGCCTGCGAAAAAATTAACCGCGCCGCGCGGCTTATCGAACTCGACCCTAAATATTGCGATGTGATTGTAAAACGCTGGGAAGAATTTACCGGCAAAAAAGCGGCCAACGAAGAAGGCCAGCTATTCGCCGACCTTCAAACGGAACGCCTTGGCGCAGAGGCTTAGGCAATTCGGTAGATGCGCTCACCGCTTTCAGCCTTATCGCTGGCGATGGTGAGGTTGAGCTTTTTCTTGAGATTGGCCATCGAACCATGCACCGTGTGCTTTTGCCAGCTAGTGACATCCATGATCGCCTGGATGGTTGTGCCCCGGCGCAGCATATCCAGCATGGTGGATTGTTTGGAAACGCGCTTGGGCTTTTCCGCCTTCGGTGTTTTGACTGGTGTGGCTGGTTCTTCCAGTCCGACGGCGGTCAAGCCCGCTTTGGTAAGAAAGTAACCATTGGCGCGCCGAGTGACACAGCGTTTCTTTACCAGCGCACCCAGCATGGCCTGTTTTGCAGCCGCTGGCATATGGGACATAAATTTCTCGACCGTGGTGTTGGGAGATTTTGCCGCGTTCTCAAGGACGCGTTGTTGGGCGTTGCTTAGGGTAATGGCCGTCATGGCTGTTCTCCTTTGGTATGATGGGTGGATTGATTGGATTCTCAGCTGGCGTATTCGCCCTCGTGAAAAACCATGTTGCAAAGTTCCTTGAGCTTTTCGTCGATGTCGTGGGCGAGCGTTACGTCACCCCATCCGGCGTCCTCGGGGCTGACCCCAAAATTATGACTGCGGGCCTGGCTCAGGCGTTCAAGCGAGTTTTTGATGCTCTCGAGGCGTGCTGCATAACGTTGTTCGGCGCTGGTGTTGTTTGTCATGATCTGGCTCCTTTTTGGTTGCGGTAATTGCCCCGCTGGACACCGTCATGAATGCTTGGAAAAACCTGCTTATCAACTCAAATAAGCAGAAATAGTGAAGATATTTGAATAAGTTAAGCGGGATCGGCCTGCTCTGCGGAAGTGCGGCATTATCCCCCTGATTTGAACGGGCGGGACGCAACGCCATCCGCATGAACGAATACGAAAAATACAATGTCCACACCCGCTTATCCCGTCAGCACGATTGCCAAACTGTTTAACCTGACCGAACGCCGGGTGCAGCAGCTGGCGAGCGATGGGGTCATCCCGAAGGCGGAGCGCGGCAAATACGATCTCGTTGCTTGCGTGCGCGGATACATCGCCTTTCTGCAGGATCGCGCCTTCGGCAAGGAAGTGATCCATGCCGATGCGCATCAGGAGCGCGCAAGGCTTCTCAAAGCGCAGGCTGACAAGACCGAGCTTGAAGTCAAAACGCTCAAAAGCGAACTGATACCGTCTGATGAGATTGCGGCGGAATGGGCTGGGCTGGTGGTGGCGTTTCGTTCCCGCTTGCTTGTCCTGCCGACGCGCGGAGCGCATCTCGCCACAGGACTCAAGGAGTTTCATGAAATCGAAAGTGGCCTGAGGGAACTGGTGCATGAAGCATTGAACGAGTTATCCCTCTATGACCCACAGACAATCGGCAATCCTGATTTCCAGGATGGCGAAATTAGCAGCGCCGCCCCCAACCCTGACGGTGAGCCAGTGGGCGGACCGGCACCGGCAACTGAGTTCTGAGGCCAGCGCCGAGCCTGGCCGGTGGAACACCAACCGCGCCCCCTATCAACGGGCGATCATGGATGCGCTGTGCGATCCACGGGTGGAAACCGTGGTGATCATGTCCTCCGCCCAGATCGGCAAGACGGAAATCATTAACAACATCATCGGCTATCACGTTCACCTTGACCCGTCGCCGATCCTGCTGTTGCAGCCGACTTTGGAAATGGCGGAAGCCTGGAGCAAGGATCGCTTCGCGCCGATGTTGCGCGACACCGAAGTGCTGCGCGGATTGGTGAAAGACCCGCGCACGCGCGATAGCGGCAACACGCTGCTGCACAAACGCTTCCCCGGCGGCCACATCACCATGGCGGGGGCGAACTCACCGGCGTCGCTGGCCAGCCGTCCGATCCGGCTGGTGCTGTGCGACGAAGTGGACCGCTACCCCGCATCGGCGGGCACGGAAGGCGATCCCGTCAGCCTTGCGAAAAAACGCACGACAACCTTCTGGAACCGTAAGCTGCTGCTTACTTCCACCCCGACCATCAAGGGGGTGAGCCGGATTGAAGCGGCGTTCGGGCAAAGCGATCAGCGGCGTTATCATGCGCCATGCCCGCAATGCGGCGAATACCAGACGCTTAAATGGGCGCAGGTGAAATGGGACAGCGGTGATAACGGCCACAAGCCGGAAACCGCGCATTATATTTGCGAACATAATGGCTGCGTCATTGTTGACAGTGATCGTCCCGCGATGCTGAAAGTTGGCCGCTGGGTGGCTGAACAGCCGCTCGCCGGTATCGCGGGCTTTCATATCAACGAGCTTTACAGCCCGTGGGTAACCTTTACCCAGATCGTGACGGATTTCCTGCGGGCGAAAGCGTTGCCGGAAACGCTCAAGACCTGGGTGAACACGTCGCTTGGCGAGCCATGGGAAGAAGACGGCGAAACCATTGAGGCGGATGTCCTGCTCAACCGCAAGGAAAGCTGGGGATCGGATGCGCCCGAGCCGGTGGTGCTTGTCACCGCCGGGGTGGATGTGCAGGGCGACAGGCTCGAGATCGAAGTCAAAGGCTGGGGCATTGGTGAAGAATGCTGGTCGCTGGATTACCGCGTCATTTACGGCGATCCGGCGCAGGGCATGGTGTGGCGGGAACTGGATGCGTATCTGCTCCAGCCGATCCGCAGCAAGCTCGGCGTGTATCTCAACATCGCTTGTGTGTGCGTGGATTCCGGCGGTCACCATACCCAGGCGGTGTATGAATTTTGCGGGCCGCGCGCCGTGCGCGGTGTGTTCGCCGTCAAAGGTATTAACCAGATGGCGAAACCGCTGCTGGGGCGGCCAAGCAAGAACAACCGCTACAAGCTGCGGCTTTATCCGATTGGCACGGATACGGCGAAGGAAGTGATTTACAGCCGCCTGCGTATCACCGAGCCTGGGGCGGGGTATTTTCATTTCCCTTTGCAGCGTGACCGTGAATATTTTTTGCAGCTGACGGGTGAAAAGCAGGTCACGCGCTTTACCAAGGGCGTGGCGCGGCGGGAGTGGATCAAAATCCGCAGCCGCAACGAGGTTCTCGATTGCACGGTGTATGCGCTGGCGGCGTTCAAGCTCCTCAATCCCGATCTGGCGCAACTGGCTGAGGGATTGGAGAGCGCACCGCGCGTCATGCCCGGACAGGACGCAATCGAAACATCGCATTCAAAACCCCATGCGCAGTGGATACCGCGCATGGATAACTGGTTATCGAGGTAATCATGGCCTTCACACAAACCCAGCTGGACGCCCTGGAGGCGGCAATCGCTTCCGGCACGCTCGAGGTGCGCACCGGCGATAAGTCGGTGCGCTACCACTCGCTCATTGAGATGATCAAGCTGCGTGATGTCATCCGCAATCAATTGAACGCCAACGCGCAATCGCAGACAAGCCGCGCCAGTTTCGCATCCTTCGTGAAGGACTGATATGTGGCTGGATGACATGATCGGGGTGTTCTCGCCTCAATCTGCTTTCAAACGCAAGCAGGCCAGGATCGCCATGGACGTGCTTGCGCGTGGCTATGAAGGCGCGAAAACTGGCAGACGGATTGATGACTGGATCACCAGCGGGACCTCGGCCAATGCGGAAATTGGCGGTGCTGGCAATCGCCTGCGTGAGCGGTCCCGCGATCTGGTGCGCAATAATTGCTATGGCAACAAAGCCATCGAGGTGTTCGTTGGCAACGCCATCGGCACCGGCATTACGGCGCAGGCGATATCGGCTTCGGACCGGCTGAACAAGCAGATCATGGAAGCGTGGCGCGACTGGTGTCAGTTCTGTGATGCGGACGGCGATCTGGATTTTGAGGGTATTCAGTCGCTGGCGGCGCGCGCGATGTTTGAGAGCGGTGAATGCTTCATCCGGTTTCGGGATCGCGGTTTCAGCGAAACCATGCGCGTGCCGCTGCAATTGCAGATATTGGAGGCGGACTTCCTTGACGCCAGCAAATCTACTGTTGGCGAAACCGGCACTATCATTCGCCAGGGCATTGAGTTCGACAGTCAGAACCGCCGTGTCGCCTACTGGATGTGGCCGCAGCATCCAGGCGAAAACATTGTTAGAAAAACCAGCTTTCAAAGCCTGCGTGTTCCGGCGGATCAGATACTGCACATCTTCCGCAAATTGCGGCCTGGGCAATATCGCGGCGTGACCGCTTTCGCGCCGTCCATGGTGCGGATGCGCGATCTGGACGGATATGATGATGCGGAACTGTGGCGCAAAAAGATTGAAGCCTGCTTCGCCGCCTTCGTCATTCAGAACAACGGCGCGGACGGCCCCATCGTCGGCAACGTGGTGCGCAAAGGCAATGCCGCCGGGGGCGAGCCTCAAAAGATTGAGGAGTTCCGCCCTGGCATGATCGAATATCTTCAGGCTGGGGAGGATGTGCGCTTTGGCAATCCAAACAGCGACGGCAATTATGAATCCTATGAACGGGTGCAGTTGCACGCGATTGCCGCAGGGCTTGGCGTTACTTACGAGCAGCTGACCGGTGACCTGTCACAGGTGAATTACAGCAGCCTCCGGGCGGGCTTGCTGGAGTTCCGCCGCACCGTGGAAATGATCCGCTGGCAGGTGTTGATCCCCAAATTATGCGCCCCTGTGTGGCGGCGGTTCATTGATCGCGCGCTGGTGGCGGGCGTCATCGGCAAAGCCGATTACGCCGTCAGCTGGACGCCGCCCAAATTCGAGATGATCGATCCGCTGAAAGACGCGCAGGCAGACACGCTGATGATGCGTAACGGCACCATGACCTTGTTTGATGCCATTGCCCGCCAGGGCTATGATCCCGAGCGGCAGATTCAGGAAATTTCCGGCATCAACGGGAAGCTCGATGCTCTGGGCGTTATTCTTGATTCCGATCCTCGCAACACAGCCAAGAGCGGGATGGTGCAGACAGATAATTCAGGAGCGCAAAGCAATGACAACAGCCGAAATCCTGAAGCCTGACAGCGCGCCTTCCACTTTGGAGCGCAAGAACCTGCCATTGCAGACACGTCTGGCAAGCCTTGAAGAACAGCAAGCCGGTGCAGAGGATCGCATATTCAGCGTCGTCTTCACCACAGGCGCGGTAGTGCGCCGCTACAATATGTTCGCCGATGAAGCCTATGACGAAGAACTAGTTGTGGCTTCTGGGGCGGTGCGCCTGGGGCGGCTTAATTCCGGGACAGCGCCTGTACTCGACACTCACGGCGATATGACGCTCGATAGCGTCAAAGGCGTGGTGATTGGCGGGAGTACGCGCATCGAGTCTGGTTTTGGTTATGCCAGCCTGAAGATCGACGGCGGTGCGGAAAACGAATCCATACTTCGCAAAATCAGAGATGGAATCATCCGCAATGTCAGCGTCGGCTATCGTGTCCACCGCTTTGAGGTTACACGCTTTGAGGGCGCTGTGCCGCTGTACCGCGCCGTCGATTGGGAGCCATATGAGATATCGCTGGTTCCTATCGGCGCGGATGCGGGTGCGGGCATCCGTTCCAGCCCTCACACTTACCCATGTGAAATATTCAATCCACCGCCTGTAAAGGAGTTAAGACTTATGACCGGCTTCGACAACAAGACCCAGGAGCAGGACGCTCCCGCAACCCTCCCTGCAGAAAACACTCCTGCTGCAAATCCCCCAACCACTACCCAGACTGAAACATCCGCATCGACGGAAGAAGCCCGTGCGGAAGGCGCGCGTCTTGAGCGGCAACGCGCGGCGGAGATTATCAAGATCACCCGCGCCGCGATGCTGCCTGACATGTTCGCCCAGAAACTGGTGAATGACGGCACGGCTATCGCCCAGGCGCGCAAGCTGGTGCTCGATGAACTGGCGCGCAAGAGTAACGAAGCCGGTGAAATCCGCCCGCATGTTTCCATCGTCCGCGATGAAATCGATAGCGTGCGCGTCATGGCGGAAAACGCGCTGCTGCACCGCCATGATCCCAGAACCTACAGACTGGATGAGGGCGCTCGCGAATATCGCGGCATGACCCTGATGGAAATTGGGCGTGACCTGCTGGAGCGCCGGGGCGTTCGCGCACGCGGCCTGTCCAAGTCGGAAGTGGCGGGCGCGATGCTCGGGCTGGAAACGCGCGGCGGGCTGCATTCCACCAGCGACTTCCCGCTCATTCTGGCGAATGTAGCCAACAAGACCCTGCGCAGCGCCTACGAGGCGGCTCCGCAAACCTTTAAGGGGTTTTCCCGCCAGACCAGCAATCCCGACTTCAAGACCATCGCCCGCACGCAATTGGGCGATGCGCCGTCGCTGGATAAGGTGAACGAGTCCGGCGAATTCAAGCGCGGCACCGTGGGCGAGGCGCGGGAGCAATATGCGCTGGCCACCTATGGCAAGGTGGTGGCCGTCACCCGCCAGACCATCATCAATGATGATCTGGGGGCGTTCACCCGCTTGCCGGAAATGTTTGGCCGCGCCGCCGCCGATCTGGAAAGCGATACGGTGTGGGGCATCCTCACTGGCAATCCGGCCATGGGCGATGGGGTGACGTTGTTTCACGCCACCCACGGCAACCTTGCGGGCGCGGGCGCGGTGATCAGTGTTGCGACGCTGGGCGACGCTCGTGCTGGCATGCGCAAGCAGAAAGGCCTGAACGGGCGCTTCATCAATGTGATGGCGAAGTATCTGCTGGTGCCCGCCGCGATTGAAACATTGGCTGAGCAATTCGTGACGCAAACCAACATCATCTACACCAAGAGCAGCGACTATAATCCGTTTGCCAATAAATTGCAGGTGGTGGCGGAACCGCGCTTGGATGCAGTATCGGCAATCTCCTGGTATCTCGCCGCCGATCCCGCCCAGATCGACACCATTGAGTACGCCTATCTGGAAGGCCAGGAAGGCGTGTATCTGGAAAGCCGTGTCGGCTTTGATGTCGATGGGGTGGAACTGAAAGCCCGGCTGGATTTTGCGGCCAAAGCGATTGACTGGCGCGGCTTCTGGAAAAACCCCGGCCTCTAATCTCACCCGCTGACAGCTAACCCGAAGCGGCTCATGGCCGCTTTTTTTGTCCGCTTTAACTCACCCCAATGGAGAACTCTCATGAAAACTTTCGTTATGGAAGGCAAGACCATCACGCTGATTGCGCCCTACGCCGTAACCTCGGGGGGTGGGTTGCAAGTCGGCTCAATCGTCGGCATTGCGGCGGCGGACGCATTATCCGGTG